TCTCCCTGTCTTCTCCCGCCGCTAAATTCCAAGCCTCGTCGTAGGACGCCTTAAGCATTTCCAGCCTTGGTGTCCCTTCCGGTATTTTCATGGCAATGTAGTACGCAAGTCCAGCGACAAAACAGTTAAGAAACCGCCAGGGGATGTCAAACGTGTTAATCCCGTTTCCGGCATCCTGCATCCGGCGCAGTCTCCAATAAACAAACTGGTAATACGGGTTGCCTAAAGTCCCCTGATTGGGGGTGGGCCACACCGTAATCCTGGGATAGGCCACAGCGCCCGGAGCATAGTCACTGGTGGCTGGATAGGTCTGTCCGGTAAGGCGTTGTACCCAGACCTGAATCGGCCTTGCCTGGGTCAATTTATTGGGGATTGTGGCGTATGTAGAGGAGCTGATCCGGGTAATGGTCAGGTCGGACTGTGTAGTTGGGTTGTTTTGCCCGGTCCGGATCACATGATCCAAGAGGTCCACGGTATCAACGGGCAGGTCGTAAGTATTGACGCCCTGCAACAAATTAATGGTCCCCTGCTCGATGGTCCAGAGATTGATCCCACGGTTACCCCAGTCGGCCAGCATAAGGTTGATGCTTCGACGAGCTGTACGGAGGTCATAGCCTGAGCGCATCTCACGCCCAGCCCGCTCAAAGGCTTCCTCAGCCATCTCGTTTAGATCTGGATTAAATAGGTTCGTGCCGGATGTCGTCATGTCACTTTCCTGTGTCTGGCGGTTTTGGCAGCGATGGATTTAGGTTGGGAGACGAATTGCTTTCCAGCAGCTCGTCCAGCCCTTTTAGCCCGGGTAGTGGCCGCATATTCGGACGAGGAGAGCGCTTTGATGGCGGAGGAAGGGAGGTATCTTTCCCCTGTCGCCTGCGATCCTTGCGTAGAAGGTTTGCCACTCTTAGTCCGCCACTTTTGCTCCGTCCAGGACTTTAGGCTTCTCTGAGATTTTTTTAAGCTCATTCCATCTCTCTCGCTGTTTTATCTTCCTAAAGTCTTCTGATGTTGCAATCAGCCATTTAAATACATTTCCGTCAGTTTCCTGGTTAAAGACGGGCCGCCTAATCTTTGTATCCGCCTCCAGCCTTCTTGTACTCGGCTGCCAGTAACTGAGCTTTTCTAGCCGACCACTGGCCAGGCGAACCTCCTTTTCCACCAGCCTTAATACTTTCAAAGAGCCGCTTTCGCATTCCTGGTTTGGTGTAGTTTCCGGCTTCATTTACCTTGCTAACCTTTCCACCCTCAGCGTACTCTGTAAAGTCAGTATCATCCCGGCGGGACTTAATTTTAGCCCTCGGCATCTTAGATGGGAGGATTGCTCCCATACCCCGGCTGGCTCTCATATCAGCAAGCCTTGCCGCCGCCCATCATCTTGACCATCGTGCCACGGGTCTTGCCCTTCTTGGCGATGCCATCAGCTGAACGGGTATAGCCACCAGCGGACATTTTCTTAGCTTTTCCGCCATGCTTCATACCGGCCTCGGCCATCTCGTGTTTGATCATCGACTTGGGAGCGCCTTTTTTCTTCATAAAGGAAACTTCCTTAGCCATCATTTTCTTTGACTCTTTCATTTCGCCACCTTTTTTCATGCCCATGTTGCCCATTTGCTCAGAGGTTGGGAGAACCTTTTTAATTCCGTAATTCATTTCTTGCCTCGCTTCTTTGACATACCAGCCTCACTCAGGCCAATAGCAATAGCCTGCTTGGGATTGGTAACCTTTTGCCCCGAGGAAGACTTAAGCTTCCCCGCCTTAAATTCGCGCATAACCGTGGCCACCTTCTTCTGGCCTTTAATTGCGCCACCTTTTTTAACCATTACTTCTTTTGGTTTGGAGGGAGGCTTTGGGGGCCGATAGATCAGATCTTTGGATTCTGGCTTGTTCATTAGACCATCCGTCCACGAGTCTTGCCGCGCTGAGCGATTCCATCAGCTCGCTTTGAAGCAGAAGAAACCTTGCCACCCTTAGCTTTCTTAACAGTAGTAGGAGCCTCAGCAGGCTTCATGCCAAGCTTATCGCGGATGTAATCCTCTATCGTTGCCGCACCGGTCATGGCTTTTTTAACCATTCCAGGAATACCAAACCGGCCCTCGTCTGCTACAGGTGCAGACTCAATTGCCTTGGTCTTTTCTGATTTCTCGGCCATTTAAACCATCCTTCCACGGGTTTTACCACGCTGAGCAATGCCATCAGCACGAGAAGAGGCAGAAGATACTTTACCGCCTGCTTTCATGCCCTTCATTCTTTGCTTTGCTTTTTTAGCAAATTCATTTAATTCATCTTCTTCTTGCGATTGGCTTGATTGCATTTTTTTATCAAATTCTTCAGACTCCTGCTGCATTTTTTTAGTTGCAGCATCATATTGTTCTTTGGTAACAGGTTTCCCAAGAACATAATAATTTTGCTGAGAATCCGCCATCACTTACCCCTTGCCAATAAGTCGGTCAATTTTTTCTTCAAGGCGGTTAAACCTTGCATCAATGTGTTCAGTAATTCGCTGAACTTCTTCTTTAGTAACGTGATCACGGGCTACCTCCACACGTGTTTCATTAAGTTTCTGTTCAATCTGGTCTATTTTCCTAAACTTTTCTTGTGCCATATATGCCACCAGAGCAAAAAAAGCTGCGGCTAGGGTAAGAAGACCATTCCAAATAAGACCTACCGAGTCCATTTAACCGCATCTCCATCGTTTCAAAGATTGATTTAACCGGCTGTTTGGATCACGTTTGGTTTCCGGATTGGCTAATTTTTTCATGCCTTCCATCCTTGCGCAAAACGATTTCCGTCGAGCTGCACGTTTGCCGGTAGGGCTTGATTCAGTAACAGCAGTTTGTAACTTTGAGCCAGGGTTGGCTTTCCGATAGGCGGCAACGCCCTTGGCGGTCATGCCAGCACCCTGCTTGGTGGGACGAAAGTTACCCGACTTCACCGAAGTTTTGATGCCCATTCCCTTGGCCATTACGCTGCCTCCTTAGCGGCATCTACCGGGCGCAGCCGGGGATAGAGATAGTCTTCTCCAAAGTTCCCTTCAAACTCATGTACGCCCATGTGACCAAGCTTAATTGTTGGGTCAATCCAGACGGTAAATCCAGCCTGTTTTGCCCGCTCACAGAACACAAAATCCTCACCCATGTAGCCTTCTTCCTGATTTAACAGGAAGTCAAAGTAGGCATACATATCGCAATCGTGGTTCTGATCGTAATATTTCCACTCTGGATGCTTTTCTTTCAGAGTCTCGAATACAGTCCGCTGGATCATAATGAACCCCGTGCCAACGCGCTTGGCTCGGACAAGGCCCATCGAGTCCATCATTATGTTTCCGTCTTCGTCTTGATCCAGCATGGAGAAGTAAACCTTCTCCTTTTTCCTGGCGCATCCAACACCGGCCACAATCGGACGGGTCTTATTAAATGCCAGAAGTCGGAAGATGTCATCGGCATTAATGACCATATCTGAGTCCACCATAAGCAGGTGGTCGCAGTCGGATTCCAAGAACAATTTAGCGATACTGTTACGTACACGGGAGACCACGGAGCATCCAGAAATATTAGCCAACTGGACTCCAACTCCGTGTGCCTGCGCCTTAACGCAGAACTCCGCTAACGAAATGGCTAGCTTTACGCTTATCTTAAAGTCATAAGCAGGTAGGCCAATAAAGACCTTGCTGCCAACCAGATCGTAGGATTGTTCTTGTTTCATTTTTATCCGTAGTAGATGGTTGCGGTAACACTGTTTTCCAGATAAATCCGGATACCTTTCCGTGCAAGGATGCCCTCGCCAGGAATGATATTGAATACATCATTTGCCGTGGTGACCTTGCTGATTACCATTACGTCGTTATAAACCAGCGCATTACCGGAAGCGTCTCCAGCGTCTGCTACGGTTACGGTAAAAGTATTTGCATCGGCTACTGTAACAACTTTATAAAAGTTGTCTGTTGGGTTTGTACCGCCTGACCAATCTATGAATGTATATTCACCAACAACCAAACCGTGATTCTGAGCAGTTACCGTGGCGGTTGTTGTTGAACGGGTATACGTTCCAGATATAGACGTATCGTCATACATTCCCACAATACCAGGACTGGTTGTGGCCGACCCAAACAGAAATGCTTTCAGTCGGGTACGGTATGGGATGATTAGGCCAGACGCAGTCGCATATTGCGATTTAACGTCATACTGCATTGATGGCATCTTGTTTCTCCTGTTCGGGTGCGTCTAACCGGTTTATTAGCATTTTGTACGCTGCGATAGTGGCTTGGGCTTGAACTTGAAAGACTTGCGCCTTATTTATTTCCTGCTCCAGAGCCGCTATCTCAGTTTCCAAAAATTCCTTGGTTATTTGCATTACGGAGTTACAGATGTACCAATGGAAATGTAGTGAGCAACGCCGCCAATTAAAATCTTAATTGCTTTGGCAGTGCCACCAACAGTACCAGTCGAGACAATCGTTGCTGCGGGACCGCTCTCAATGTTGAACAGGTTCTGAACCTCACCAGTCTGGGTTCCGCTGTCCGTAACACGAATGAACGAAGAGGCTGAACCAAGAGTTACGTTGGTGCCGTAGTCGGTGTCCAGCTGAAGAACAGCCAGCGTACCGCCCGGGGTAGTTGCAGTGCCGCCCAGAGTTGCGCGGATTGCGTTAGCAGCGCCAGAAATCGTGCCGGTCGTGTTGATCGACGTAGAAATGTGTGCGCCGTTGATGGTGCCTGCGGTTGCGGCATTTGCACCGGTCACAACTGAGAAAGCACGAAGAGTCTCGCCAGAACCGGTAGAGGTAAAGGCTAAACGCTGATAAGAAAGACGGGTATCACCAGTGGTCGCAGATGTAGATCCGTATGAGCTGGAAATGTTTTGTGCGGTGGTTACTGTGATGGGGGAAGAGGCGGTGCCTCCAATGAAGCCGTTGTCAGACGCGACTGGGCCTGAAAAGGTAGTACGAGCCATGTTGTCCTCGTGTAGTAGCACATCCCCGCACCGTCTCTACTAAGTCTGCTAGGCCAGTCGGTACAGGTAAAAATCCTAGACTTAAACGACAGAATACAGAAAAAAGGGGGTTTTGCAACCCCCTTTTCCTTACGCTTAGGAAGCGCCCGGCGAACCGAACATTCCAAGCGGATCACTAAAGCCGAAGCTGTAACGCTCACGAGCCTTGTAACGGACGTTGCCGGTGTCGAAGTCACCGTCCATGCTGTTTTGCAGCGGGGTACGGACAAAGTGCTTCATACCGTTGGGAACGTCTGTCGTCAGGAACCATGCGTTCGTATCCGTCAGATAGTGGTTAACGGTGTAACCCTCTGGGATGGAACCATTGTTCTTGATGGCGTTGATGTCGTTGTCAGCCGTAGCTACGCGAAGCTCAGTCTCAAGCAGACGGGTCGCCACGAACTGCAGTGCGGGCGGAACAATCAGCTTACGAGGCTTGGCAGCGATCAGCAGACCACGCTCATCCGTCCATGCAGCGATCTGAATAACAGCCGCCTCAAGGGAGGTCTCATTCAGGTCAGCAGGCGTGGCAGGCTCGTTGGAGTTAACTCCACCAGACACCAGGGGGTGATCGGTAGCAAACAGAGGTTTGCCATCACCGCCCGGGAAGCTAGCGGAGAAACCATTGTTAAGCACGTTGGCGGCTTTAACTTGTTTGGTATAAGCCATAGCACGGGCCAGTGCCTTGGTGTACCGGGACGACAGGCTGTCGTACAGGTTGTCCTCGATTGCCTCTTCGGTGATCGAGAAACCCAGGGCGATGGTTTCGTGGTTGTAACGTGCAGTGAAAGCTTCCTGCGCATTGTCATAGGCAATGGCAGCGCCCTCGTTCTTCACCGGAGCGGCGGAGAATCCGGACAGCTTGGTTTCTTCTTCGAAAGAACGCTCAGAGGTCTCAGTCTCATAGATCTCTTTATGCTCTTCCCCGTAGGTTGCGTATTGCAGACCAAACAGTGCGTTCAGGCCCGGGAGCAACTCTTTCAGTAGTTGTGCGCGTGAAATAGCCATTTAATAGCTCCTTATGCCGACACTGTGCTACCAGTAGCGTTGTAGTACTGGTGCAGGCCAAAGTTAAACTTAACGATTACCTCGGTATAAGAACCGGGGAAACCAGCGATAGCCGTGTCAGGCACCACATCAACCACACGGAACGGCAGCGTAGCGGTATCAGCAGTAGTAGCCGAAATTGCAGCAGCCGAATCACCAGTAATGGTTGATCCACTTGCAGCGTTCGGTACATAAGCGGTGTTCTGACCAACAGCTGCCTGGGTCACAAACGATACCGTGGTAGTACCAGCGGTAACGACTGCAACTTTGAAGAGTGCATCCGGATCATCCAGGACGAAAGCCTTGATGTCGGTAGCACTTACGCCGCCAGGATAGTACTGTTGCTGGAGCAATTGCTTGGTTGTGGGATTGGTGTACTGGCAGCCAAGGAAGATACCAACAGCAGCAAAGCTGGAGCTGGTAGCCGATACCTTGGAAATCGTACCGCCCGTGTTCAGAGCAACAACGTCGCCATAATAAATAGCGGTGCCGGAGCTAGAAGCAATGGGCAGCAGACGGGTCGAGCCAGCAAACACCTGACCGCCGATCAAATTGATCGGACGTAGCCCGTAGGGGCTTGAAACAGCAGGATATGCCATGTTAAACCTCGTTCAAAAAGTTATGAGCCTTTACCGAAGCTAACCGACGACTTCCGCTCTCTATAAAGCGGCATCCGTGGGTCAGATTCGCGCATGAAGTTGTTATCAACAGATTCAGTCTGGCTTTCGGTCAGTCTCTGAAAGTGAGCATTCCGTTGCTCGACTAATTCTGTCGGGGTCTTGCAGAGAATCAGTCCACCAATAACTACGTTGTCTTTGAACTTTTCATTAATGTCAGTTCCGTGCAACATCAGTTCTGGGTGGTCGGACGCCCTGACGGGTTCCCATCCCTCGCGAAGCTTGGCAGACAAGTTGGTCGGGTCAGATTGGTTCAGAGTTGATAAACGAATCCAACGGAATTTGTACCCGTCCTGCGGCGCAGGCTCAGGTAAAAGAGTAGGAGGTGTCCAGCTCTTTACACGTTGGTTGTTGTCTCGTAAATCAAGTTCTCTTGTTGTTCTGTTCTCAGCCATTTTGTTTCCTCGCTTCTTCTGCAACCTTTTTGGCGTAGAGTTCCAAAGGAACACCAAGCCGCTTGGCGATGTTAACCTGCGTTTGTGTTAGTACGATCTTTTTAGAGGCCGTACTGCGGGTCGCAGGCGCAACCACGCTAGCTTTAGCACGACTCGGCTTTTCAGCTTTGTCGGAATCTTCCGGAGAATCAAAGGCATCCGGAAAAACTTGTCGCATACGAGAGTCAATGCGCTCGTAGTACTCTTCACTTCTCGGGTCAATGCCCGTTTTGACTAGCTTCTGGTGCAATCCAAGCGCAAAACTAGTCATTTCCTCGTCCTGTCCAAACCACCGATTTTCTTGTTGCCAGGCAAGTGCTTTGGTGTCAGCTTGAGGCGCTTGAACGTTTAAACTGGGTTCTACAGGAGTTTCTTCCTGTTGTAAAGAGGGTCTGAAATTGTTAATCCGGTCGGCTTTTATCTTGATGGAGGTCAATTCGTCCTGCGCCTCGATCAATTTTTCGGTATCTCCGGCCTCGTAAGCCTCTTTGTACTTCTGTTTTGCCTTTTCTAGCTCAAAACCTACCGACTGCTTGGCCTGATTTAGCAAAGCTTCTTGGCCTTTGCCCAAAGAACCCTTGAGTTTCTTGTTTTCTTCGACAATTGCCTGGGCTATACGGAGAGCTTCCTCCTTTTCCCGCATTGCAGCATCAGCCCGGCGGCGCTCGTCGTGGTATCCCTTGGTGAATTTCTCAATTCGTCTGCGAACATTCTCAGAATATTGAGACAATTCCTCCTCGGTGACGTCCTCCGGGGCCGAATCCAACGGTTTTCTGCCGCGATCCTCCTTCGGAGTGTCGTCTACGACCTCAATTTCTGCGTCAGATTTAGCTTCTTTCTCCAGAGGAAGCTCTTTTTGAGCCTTTTCTTTGGATTCCCGCTCTTCTTTTTCGTCCGGAAACTCGTATGTTACTTTTTCAAACTCAGCCATTTTCTACTCCTTAAGCACGGGAAATTCCCCGGGGATCTTCAACCACGGCCTCGACAGAATCGTCATTTATCAGCCTAAATTCCCGGCCATGAATCTTGACTCGGGTACCAGTGTTAGCCCTCACTAACACAAAATCCCCCTTCTTACACCAAGGGCCGTGGGGGAAACGGTCTTTATCTTTGTAGCAGTCCGGACCAAGCTCAACTACGAAAAGAACATTGGTAAGCAGTTCTTCATACCGCATGATCTGCTCAGCTTTGAGAATGCCGCTTTCGTATTTGTCCTCGATCTCAGGGATACAAACCAAAATCTTGTATCCCATAGGCTTAGGCAGCTGCCTTGCTTTTTCCTCGGGAGTCTCGGGTAGAACCGTCGCCTCCTCCGGTGCATCAGGGTTTACCCCTATTAAAAGTTCACTCATCAGAGTTCTCCAAATTGCGCACGAGGTCTTCTACTAGTTGTTTTGCGGAAATAAGTCCTCGGATCTTTCCGCAACTTTCTCGGTACTCGGCGTAGTCTTTTGCTTGTCCGGTACCTAGAAATTCTTGTATTTGTGCAATTTGGTCGTCTAACTGAGAGGAAAGTACTTCTAGCACTCTCGTGTTCATTCATTAACCCTTCTTCAAAATGTCTGCAGTGATCTTCTTTTCGTCTGCCCGGTCCTTGGCCTGAAGTCTTGCGGCCTCTTTCTGGGCCTCGATAGCAATCCTCTGCTGCTCTACCTCTATACGCGCAGTGTTTAAACGCTCATCTGACTGCTGTTTCTGAGCTTTTAAGGTCAGTTCAGCCTGTTCTTTTTGGGCTTTGTTTTGGATTTCCTGAGCCTTAAGCTGCAACTCTTGCTGCTGCATTTGAATAACAGGATCTTGTGCCTGGGCCTGAGCCTGCTGTTGAGCTGCTTCTGCCTGGTTCTTCTGGAGAAGCTGGGCCGAGGCTTGAGCTACGAGCTGAGACAGGTTGACTTCCACATCCTCCGGCAGGTTCTTGTCCGGTGGGGGAAGCGGTACACCCAGCGTGACTTCGATATCTCTGCGGTACTTGAAGCCAAGGTGTTCTGCAATGTGGGCCATGAGCGAAGCTTGGATCTGTTGAGCCATTGGGTTTTGACCAATCGCTCCCATGATCTTGGGATCTTGCATCATCGTCTGGTGAACCGCGATGTGTGCGTCGTGGTCCTGGTAGATAAATGCCTTGAGAGGTTTGCCCTTCAGAGCATTCATGTTTTCCGAGACCGGATCTACAGGCTTTTGATCGTCGATGGTCGGTACGAGCTTTGCTGCATCCTTAATGCCAAGGACGTCAAGCATCTGGCGGTGTAAAGCAGGAAGGTCGTAAATCTGAGGCGCGGATTGAGCCAGTTGAATAACCGCCTGATACTGGACAACTCGCTGCGCCATAGTGGCGGCGTTTGGATCAGAGACTGGGATGACTTCAACAAGGTCGTAATCACTTTTCTTTG